CTGGGGTGGGACGCGCTCGATTGAGCGCCGTCTTGAGCGCTCTGCGACCCTTGCTGGCAACAAAGAGGCTGTGGCCTATGCGTTGCTGTGCATGGCGAACACGAAGATCACGGACATCATGACCTGGGACGAGGCTGGCAACGTGAGGGTCAAGCCCTCGCACCAGATCCCGGAGCATGCGCTGACGGCGATCAAGAACATCAAGGTCAAGTCTGACCGGGATGGCAACAGCACATTGGAGATTGAGCTATACGACAAGGTGGGGGTGTTGCGGATATTGGCCAAGGCCAGTGGTTTGCTGGACAACCCTGAAGAGTCAGACAAGCCGAGCGTGATTGGCATCACGGTGCAAGCGCCTGACGGCTCGGTGAGGGTAAAGGACGACGGCCATGATTAAATTCAAGATCGGTTTGGCGGTTGGGTTGTGGGCGGTGCTGCTTGTGTTGGTGCTGGGGTATGCGCCCCGCACGGAGGGCAAGCGCATTGACTGCTCGCAAGCTGACTATCACCCTGACTACACGGCTGAGATGCGTGAGCAGTGCAGGCTGATGCGCTCGGGGAGGCTGCTGTGAGAAACGTCAGCGGGTATCTCACTGACGACGGGCGGTTCTTTCAAGACAAGAAAGAGGCCGAGGCGCATGAGCGACTGCTTGGGGTGAACAAGCTGATTGAGCAGTTTGTGCAAATGAAGTGGGCCAAGGGCGATGACATTCAGGAGTCGCTACAGGCTTGGGAACGATACAAAGCGGAGATGGCAAAATGAGCAAGACCAAAGAGAAGAGCCAGAAGGAAATCCCGGCTACGGGGCTGAATCTGGACTTTCGCACCTCGCCGGTGATTTATGACTTCTTCGGCTCCAACGCCTTTGTGCAGGGCATCATGGGCCCGGTGGGCTCGGGCAAGTCCTACGGCTGCGCGGCCAAGATCATGAAAAAGGCGGTGGAGCAAAAGCCCTCGCCCATTGACGGCATCCGGTACACCCGCTGGGCCATCGTGCGAAACAGCTACCCAATGCTGAAGACCACGACGATCAAGACCTGGCTCGACCTGTTCCCCGAGTCCACTTTTGGCCCGATGATGTGGACGCCGCCCATCACCCACCACATCCGGCTGCCTGCCCGTGACGGCGCGGCTGGCATCGACTGCGAGGTGATCTTCTTGGCCCTTGACCAGCCCAAAGACGTGCGCAAGCTGCTGTCGCTTGAGCTGACAGGGGCGTGGGTCAACGAGGCGCGCGAGCTGCCCAAGGCTGTGATCGACGGCCTGACTCACCGGGTTGGCCGCTACCCCACAAAGCGCGACGGCGGGGCCACTTGGCACGGCATCTGGATGGACACCAACCCGATGGACGACGACCACTGGTGGCACAAGATGGCCGAGAAGGAAAAGATGACCGGGCCGTATGCGTGGAAGTTCTGGAAGCAGCCCGGCGGCGTGGTGCCGGTGGACGTCGAAGACCTGCCAGACTTCCCAGAGGCCAACGACCACGTGTTTTCCGCAGCCAAGTGGTGGAAGATCAACCCCAAGGCCGAGAACTTGGGCAACCTCCCTCCGGGGTACTACCCGCAGATGCTGCTGGGCAAGACGCTGGACTGGATTCGCTGCTACGCCGGGGGTGAGTACACCTACGTGCAAGAGGGCAGACCCGTCTGGCCCGAATATGACGACTCAATCATGTCTGGCGACACGGTGGTTGACCCGAGCGTGCCCATTCAGATCGGGCTGGACTTCGGTTTGACCCCCGCGGCCACCATCGGCCAACGCCTGCCGAGCGGCCAATGGGTGATTCACCAAGAAATCGTGACGTTTGACATGGGTTTGGAGCGCTTTGGCACCCAGCTGCTGACCGAGTTGAACAGCAGATACCCGAATCATCAGGTTTTTGTGTGGGGTGACCCCGCTGGACAGGCGCGAGACGCGATTTATGAGGTCACGGCGTTTGAATTTCTGCGGACACTGGGCCTGCGAGCGCAGCCGACAGCGTCCAACGACTTCAAAGTGCGCCGCGAGGCGTCTGCTGCCCCCATGATGCGGCTGATTCAGGGCAAGCCGGGGCTCATTGTCAACAGGGAATGCAAGCTCCTCCGCAAAGCCCTCGGCGGCGGGTACCATTTTAAACGTGTTGCGGTCGGCGCTGGCCAAGAACGATTCAGGGACGCGCCCAACAAGAACGAACACTCGCACATTGGCGACTCGTTTGGCTACCTGATGCTGGGCGGCGGCGAATACAACCGCATGACCCGCACGCCACAGCTCGGCGGCAGACCGCCCACGCAAACCGTGGCGCAAACCGACTTCGACATTTTCGGATGAACCGCCTGCTCAACCAAATGCCGCTGCCGGAGGGCGTGCTGTGGCTGCCGTTTGAGCCTGGCCACCTTGATCACATCGACGACAACATGGCCGTGGACGTTGGCCTGCGGGTGGTTGATCAATCAAGCCGTGGCCCGGCCTGCACCCTGACTGTTGACGGCTTGCCCCTGCTTTCTGTGGGCATCATCGACTGCCGAAATGGGGACGGCGAGGTGTGGGCTGTCATTGACCGCACCCGTCGCTACAAACACCCGCTGCTCATCACCCGCGCCGTCAAAAAGGCGATTGATATCGCTTGTATATCAATGAATTTGTCATCTGCGCACATGTTCGTACAATGCGCGCGAATAGATGCTGCGCGCTGGGCGATGGCTCTTGGGTTTGCTGAGATCGGCAAGCTGACAATCTACAACCAGCCAGAGCAAGACCACTTTATTTTTTCAAGGAGTTTATGATGGCCCAAGCACTTCCCTACATCGCCACAGCCCTGACGGCTAAATCCACATACGATGCGTCAAAAGCGCGCAAAGAAGCAAAATCTGCGCAAGCGCAAAACGTGGCTCAAGCACAGCAACAAGCTGCTGCGATGGAGGCTCAAATGGCAGAGCAAACCAAGGCCCAGCAAGATGCGGCTGCGGCTGCCAAGGCTCGTTTGGAAACAGAGCAAGCCAAATATTCTGAAGAGAAAGCCACTGCTGAAAAGCAGGCATCTGAACTTGCAACGCGTGTTGAGGAAGAGCGCCGCGTTGCTGGCCAGCGCGCCTCTGCGCAGATTCGCGCACGCACCCGTGGTGGCCGTCGCGCTTTGCTGTCTGACGCCCGTCTGAACCCAGAGGTTGGCGTGTTGGGCTCGTCTTCCGGCACCGGTTTGGGCGGCATGTAATGGACAAAGCCCAGAAAAAAATCGCCACAGTGATGGGCGAGTACAAGGCTGGGACGCTGCACTCTGGCAGTGGTGGCGTTGTCAAAAACCGAAAGCAGGCCGTGGCCATTGCCATGTCTGAGGCTGATCGCGTCAAGCGCCGCAAAGGCGGCTTGATGGCCAACGCAAAAATGAAAGACTGACATGCAATACAACAAAGATGCCCCAGGCGGCATGCGTCTGACAGCTGACCAGATCATCAAGCGTCAGATGCAGGCGCAGACAAAGAAGGACGAGTTCCAACAGCTGTATCAGGACGCCTACGAGTTCGCGCTGCCCCAGCGCCAGCTGTATGGCGTTTGGGAGGGTGGCAGCACGGGCTCCAAGAAGATGCAGCGCGTCTTCGACTCCACGGCCATCAACAGCACCCAGCGCTTTGCCAACCGTTTGCAGTCTGTTGTGTTTCCACCACAGCGCAAGTGGGCCAAGTTGGAGGCTGGCATGGACATCCCAGACGCCCGACGCACACAAGCGCAGGCGATCTTGGATGTGTACAACGACAAGATGTTCGCCGTTCTGAAGCAGTCCAACTTTGACATCGCCATTGGCGAGTTTTTGCTGGATATGGCCGTGGGCACGGCTTGCATGATGGTGCAGCCCGGCGACGACGTTAACCCGATCAACTTCATCCCCGTGCCGCTGTTCTTGGTGAGCTACGAGGAAGGCGCAAACGGCCAAGTGGACAACGTCTACCGCCGCATGCGCATGAAGGCCGAGAGCATTCAGCGCCAGTGGCCAGACGCAGAACTGAGCGACGAGCTGAAGCGCCGCATCGCCGACAAGCCATCGGATGACGTCGAACTGCTGGAGGCTGTGATCCACGATCACAAGCGCGGCGACTACTGCTACCATGTCATTGACAAAACCAGCAAGACCGAGATCGTCTACCGCCGCATGAAGTCGAGCCCGTGGGTGATCTCACGCTACATGAAGGTGGCAGGCGAGATCTACGGTCGCGGCCCACTGATGACGGCCCTGCCCGACATCAAGACGCTGAACAAGACCAAAGAGCTGCTGCTCAAGAACGCCTCACTGGCCGTGGCTGGCGTGTACACCGCAGCCGACGACGGCGTGCTGAACCCCAACACGGTTCGCATCACGCCCGGCGCGGTGATCCCTGTCGCTCGCAATGGCGGCCCACAAGGCCCAGCCTTGCAAGCGCTGCCTCGCTCGGGTGACTTCAACGTCACGCAGCTGGTGATCAACGACTTGGTGCAAAACGTCAAGCGCATTTTGCTGGACGAGTCGCTGCCGCCTGAGAACATGAGCGCGCGCTCGGCCACCGAGATCGTGGAGCGCATGAAAGAGCTGGCCCAAAACTTGGGTTCTGCCTTCGGTCGTCTGATCAACGAGACCATGATCCCGCTGGTGTCCAAGATTTTGGAAGTCATGGACAGCAAGGGTCTGATCGACCTGCCTTTGCGCGTCAACGGCCTTGAAGTCAAAGTCACGCCCGTGGCCCCGCTGGCGCAGGCGCAAAACATGGAAGAGGTCAACGCCATCGTGCAGTACGCCCAGCTGATGGCTTCTGGCCAGTTCGGACAGGACGGCGCTTTGGCCATCAAGTCTGACGCTGCGGTGGACTTTATCGGCGACAAGATGGGTGTCCCGGCTGCGGTGCGCAATGACGCGTCCGAGCGCGCTGTGCTGATGGAAGAACTGAAGACACAGCAGGCCCAGCAAATTGCTGCCCAAGGGGTTGCGGCGCAGGCTGTGGCCAACGCCGAGGCTGACGCAGGGACAGCTCAATGAGTTGGGAAGAGCTTGAAAACATGGGGCAGACCCCCGACATCAGAGCCGCAGAGCAAAAGCGCGACGACCTCGCACGGCTGACTCTGCGGGTTTTTAGCACCGAGGATGGCCAGGCACTGCTTGACTGGATGCGCTCGGTGTATGTGAATGTGCCCATCGCAGTGCCAGGCACAGACCCGTCTTATGCGTTTTTTGCTGAAGGGCAGAGAACCGTCATTCGGGACATTGAGGCACGCATCAACCAAGCAAGGAAACTATGAGCGACACAAACGACCAACCCGGCGCTGGCGCTGGCCTATTGGACAGCGTGACCGTTGAAGACCCAAACGCAGCGGCAGCTGCAAACCCACAAGCGGCTGACATCGACCACAAGGCCGCTGACGCAACCGAGCCGGGCAAGATCCCCGGCACTCCGATTGAGCGCCCAGAATGGCTGCCAGAGAACTTCTGGAACCAAGACAAGGGCGAGGCCAACATGGAGGCGATGGCCAAGAGCTGGTCTGACATGCGCAAACTCGTCAGCTCTGGCAAGCACAAAGCCCCAGAGGACGGCAAATACAACACTGAAGCCATCGCGTGGGCTGGCGACATTGAGCAAGACCCGCTGGCCAAATCGTATGTCGGCTGGGCTCAGAAGTGGGGCATCAGCCAAGCCGCGTTTGATGAGTTGGCCTCAGAGGTCAACAAGCTCGGCGAGAGCGTGGCAGAGCCTGCAATTGACGTCAAAGCCGAGTTAAACTCGCTGGGGCCGAATGCCAACGCTGTGGTCAACGGCATGGTGAACTGGGCCAGAAGTCTGGTTCAAAAAGGCGTCTGGGGCGCTGATGACTTTGAAGAGTTCAAGGTCATGGGCGGCACAGCCAAAGGCATGCGAGCGCTGATGAAGGTGCGCGAGTCCTACGAGGGCCGCATCCCTGTTGAGTCAATGCCGGTTGAAGGCGCGCCAAGCAAGGAAGAGCTGTACCAAATGGTCGGCGATCCCAAGTACAAAACAGACGCAGCCTACCGCCAGAAGGTCGAGCGCATGTTTAAGCAGTTCGCCCAATAATTTCTCCGAGGAACCCGCGAAAGCGGTTGCCACTTACCCCAGCCTCGCGCTGGGGTTTTTTTATTTGTCAAGCCCATATTTGCGTTTTGTACAAATTGCCCTACAATTTGCGCCAAGGCATACCGGGCAACCGGCCCTGACCGCAGTGATGACGCTGACGAGTGGCTGACGTAATCAGCAAGCATTCGGCCCTGGCGACAGGCTAACCGGCGCGACAAACCCCTGTTCAACAATCCGATGAGGTAAATCAAATGAGCGTTTCTCTTTCCAACGCCTTTGTCACGCTCTTCGACGCAGAGGTGAAACAAGCCTACCAGGCCAAAGCAGAGCTGGTTGGTGCGGTTCGCGCACGTCGTGGCGTCGAAGGTTCGACCGTTAAATTCCCCAAAGTGGGCCGTGGCGTTGCCACTCC